CCCTTCCTCGCCCTCACCAACCCACACGGAGCAGTACATTGGGTATAGATTTTGTTTACCGTCTCGATGAGGCACAGCGGAACCAGAAGAAAAAAGAAAAAACACGTTCCTACATTGGTGCTTCCGGCATAGGCAACGAGTGCGAGGCGGCTATACATTTTGCTCTTCGTGGATATACAGACACCCCACCAGACCCAAGGCTCGCAAGAGTTTTCCGAGACGGCCACCGTATCGAAGACGATGTTGTTCGAGACTTGAAGTTCGCTGGCATCAATGTCATGGACAAAGACCCCATGACAAAGAAGCAATGGGAGTACACAGGATTTGATGGCCATGCAATAGGTCACGCGGATGGACTTTACGAAGCACCAGACGGTGAAATATGGCTGGTTGAAATAAAATCTATGAACGACAACAAGTTCAAGAGCTTTGCAAAAGACGGAGTAAAGGTATCGCACCGCAATTACTACGCACAGGTGCAGTTCATGATGGGGTTAGCAAAAATACAGAAGTGTTTCTTCGTGTCTTACAACAAGAACACGAGCGAATACGCTGAAGAAGAAATAGAATTTGATGATTTTTATTACGCTTTCCTGTCACAAAGAGTAGAGAACATTCTGGCTGGCAGTTGTAAAAGAATTTCAAAAGACGAAACAGATTGGCGGTGCCGTGGGTGCTTCAAACGTGAGGTGTGCTGGGAAAACAAGCCAGTACCCAAGACGAAGCGCACATGTGCAAACGCTTTGCCAGATAAGAATGGAGAATTTACATGCAAGAACGGCTGTCAAGAGGAGTGCCAGAAGTGGAAACGCTGGAGGCCACTCCCAAAAACTTAATATATTTAGCATCGCCGTACACATTGAACGGAACTGCTAACGAATTTGAAATGGAAGAAAGGTACGAGCAAGTCACAAGGTGCGCCCACATGATGATGGTGATGGGGATGAATGTATTCAGCCCGATAACACACTCACATGCGGTGCAAAGCGTAAGGTGGCCACTGGCAATAAACACTGCGGAGTGGTTACAAATAGACTTTGCTTACTTGAGATATGCTGAAGGCATGGCGGTTTTAATGCTTGAGGGATGGCAAAACAGCATTGGTGTTACAAGAGAAATAGAGTTTTGTAGGAAACACCACATACCGATTATGTTCATCCATCCAGACAAATTCATACTTGAGGGGGAAGAGGATGAGTGAAATCGCCCTCGAATTAAAAGCACAGATTGTGGCGGTAAAGGAGCGCATCGAAGAGCTTCGATGGGAATACGACCGTGGTTTCCACAACGAAAAGCGCGAGGATTGGGAGATTGAAATCAAGAAAGCGAAAGATAAACTTCGCAAGGTTAGGGCAGAGTTACTTGAAATAGAAAAAGGTAAATTGTCATGATGGTTGTAGGGTTCACTGGATTTATCGGTAGCGGAAAAACAATGGCGGCAGACTGGCTCTGCTCCACAGCAGATTTCAAAAAGCTAAAAATGGCAGACCCCCTCAAGACGATGTTGAGGTCTGTTGGTCTTGATTACAATCACATTGAGGGTTCACTCAAGGAAAAACCAAACTCTCTTTTGTGCGGAAAAACACCACGATTTGCAATGCAGACCTTGGGGACAGAGTGGGGACGACAGACTATTGGTGAGGATGTATGGGTAAACATGTGGGCGCATCAAGCCCAAGAACTCCTCAACTTAAACATAGGTGTCGTAACCGATGATGTTCGGTACGAGAATGAAGCTCGCATTATTCGTGAAATGGACGGTTACGTTATTCGTATTGTGCGCCCTGATATACAGCAATCAGGGCATATATCAGAAGAGCAAGACTTCAAAGTGGATTTCACCGTACAAAATAACGGTTCCCCGGAGGAACTGACGGCCAAGTTATATCAAATTCTTTGCTGACAAGACGAAATATATAAGGCCAGCTACCATTGCAACGCAGAGCACTATGCCTGTAGCAACCATTATGTGTTCTAGGTTTTCCTCTGCCTGTTTCCTTGCCGCCCTCTCGTCTTCTTTCCTCTGGCGAGCAACATCAGCCCTCATCTTTATCAGTTCTTGCCAGCCGTTGATGCCCCTAGTTGCCAAGACAATCTCTCGCAACTGCTTTTCCATATCCTCGGCCTGTTTTTTAGCAATGAATGTTTCCATCGCCTCTTCCTCAACCGACATTAGTTTATTTTTTACAGAGTTTTTTGCTTTGTGGTGGTCGTTTTTAACTGCCTCGATGGCACCCCACGCTTTCGCCACATCTTTGAAAAGAGACTGAGCGTCCTTTCCTATTTTTATACCCGCCTTTACCGCGCTAAAAGCGGCGACTGCGGTAGCCAGCGGTTCCATAATGTCCTCCTATTTCTTTTTCCAGCTAATCCTTTTTGGCCCTTTCTTCTTCCGTGCCGCGCTGTTGCACTGAGCTTTCGTGGGTCTGCAAGCAGGGTAGCCCTTGCGCTTTTCGCCCTTCTTGCGACCGCACGGCTTCCCTGTCTTACAATCTATCCAACCCTTCCCACGGTTTCTGCTAAACCACTTACGAAGGCTATCACTTCCCTTTCTTGCCATTCTTCGCCCTATTCCGAAGCACATACCTATTGATATGTATCGTTCGGTTCTTTGATAATCTGTTGCCAGAAGCCCAAGCCCTAGTCGCTTCTTCGTAGAGCTTGGCTACTTCTTCATTTTTTTTAGCGGTCACTTCTTTTTACCGCCCTTGCCTTTTTTCTTTCCGTACATTTACTTCTTCCTTTTCTTTTTACTGTTGCCCCAATTTTTTGCGCCGACCTTTCGGCATTTGACCAAAGCCCCAGAGGCATAAGCACTAGGCCAAACTTTGTAGCGAGCCTTTACCTTATGGTAACAAGCGTCCTTCTTAGACCCTTTTGACTGCGATGATTTTGATTTTTTTGTTCGACTTGCCATTGTCATTCCTCATTGCTACGCATGGGCAAGACGAAGCCATCATGTTTCCGTACTTACCACCTTTTCCATAATCTGTTGGCCGAGCGTTCTTCGGCATTACATTCCCTGTTCCCTTGTGCATTATTTGCCACCTCCTTTATACCTGTCGCCAAACCACCACGAGATGCTCATGCCTGTCAAAAATATGACTTGGCTTGCAATTTCGTCTTGCCCGTTCTCCGACAGATTAAAAAACAATATCGCTGTTAGTATAATAAGCATAATTGTCAGGATTGGTCGTACCAGCCTGAGCAAAGTTATGACCCATCTGTATGGTTGCCCAAAGGATGCGTCATGTTCGTATGATGCTGAACGCATTTCAGAGAAGGCTTTGGTCTCTGCGATAACGGCCTCGCTCTCAAGCTCTTGTGCTCGTGCGCTAATCTGCATTTCTTGTAGCGCAAGCTCATGCTTGTTGTTTTCCTTCAGTATTTCCATCTCTTGTTTCTTCTCGAAGTAGCCAGCGGCTTTTCCGATTACAGTCCCAAGGATGCCAGTAGCGCCTCCAAACAGCGCGGTCATTAGGGTTTCCATTACATACTCTCCAGTATTATTGCTTTAGCTTTTTCCATCATTAGTATTACTTGGGCCGGGTCGCTCTCGCTTGATGTTCCGTAAAAATGCCCGTCCTTGAAACCCAAGACGATAACACTTTCGAGTTCATTGCTGTCAGCTTCCAGAAGAACCTCAGATGGCGCTACATCAAGATGCACCTCTATCTTTAGTTCGTCTTGCTGTTTCATTGGGAACTCGATTATGTTGTCTACCATCTTGCTTTCCTTAATCTTGCGTCCATGTGGACAAATGTTTTGTAATTACCGCCTATACCCATAAAGCCAACCTCTTCTGCGGCCTTGATTATGTCTTCTTTTGGAGCGACAAGTGGCACATCAAAGGCGTATGCTGGCTTGTCAAACGTAGCCCTGTGCTGTGACTTGGGTGCTCCGCCTACACGAGCATTGTGAATAGGGCATCTTGTGCATGAGTTTGGTGTGAACGGTTTGCCTATCAACTTGCGAAACTCTGAAAGCATACCCAAAGCTCTCTCATCTACATTGAACAACGGCTTGTCTTGCCTAGACCAAGCACAGGAACCATCACAGCCCCTGCATCTCAGTTCGTTGTATGTAAAGAACTCTGTTGCGTACTTGCTCATATCTCTTTCCTAAATTTAGCCAATGGGTCTTTTGGCTTCGGCCCATTCTTGTTCGTGCTTCTTGGGTCGCCCATCAAGTCTGCCGCACCTTCTCTAAAGCTACGCATACCACCAAGTACTGGCACTCTTCCGGCTATTGTTCGAGCCGCTTGACGTTGTTTCCCAGCACTTTCGCCGTCTCCGAGAAGTCCTTGCTCGATGCCAGCACCGACATTTATGACATCCATAAAGTTGCCTACGCCGGGGCCAAGTATTCCACTGGCTATTCTAGTGGCTCCGTATGCACCGTTATCCAGTTGCTCTGCGGAGTTGTACATAAGCTCTGCAAGGAAGCCGAGACCACCGACAGCAACAATACCTTCAAGCCACCAGCCTATCAGTTCGTCTGGTCGGCCAGCATAGTCCTTCGGGTCTACGCCCATAGCCTGCGCAATGTCAGCAAAGATTGTGTCGCTAATCTTTCTGTTACGAAGCTCCCGGCTTCTGTCGTCTTTACCACCACGAGACTGCGCCAAGTCTTTTAGTGCAAGCGAGCCGCCACCAAAAGCAGAGCCAGCCGTCACCAAAGCCAGCAATGGCCCAAAGT